AGGACGCTGTGGCCGCTCTCGTTTGTATGGACCGGGGTTCCTACAATGGCGTTGACTTTGTGATGCCTCAACTTGGCCTTGGTTTTCACATGCGCCACGGTGACATTCTGATTGGAGACAACCAGGGCTTTGTTCACGGTCAAACTCCATTCGTTCCGCTGAGCGAGGATGCTGAGAACCTTGTTCTTGTGTTTTACTCACGGGACGCAATCGTCACCCTGGATGACCTGGAGTGTGAAGCTTGCCGACGATCCTTCATGGAATGGGTTACAACCAACCACCCTGAGCGAGGAACAGGTGAGCCGAAGTGGAACGGTTCCTTCCTCGGAATGTGGTGCAGCCCTGAGTGGGAGGAGTACAAGAAGCTTCAAAAGATGGAGCGCTGCTCCAACACCAACATCAAAGGACAACCCGACGTTACTCCCAATGCTTGACTACCAGATTGCCATACCAACTTACGGGCGTCCGGACGGCGTCCGGAAACTGACTCTGAATTATCTTGAAAAAACCGACGTCGATCTGTCCCGAGTGACTTTGTTCGTGGCCAACGACCAGGAGTTGGAAAAATATCAAAGTTCAAACCCGCAGTACGAGATTGTTGTTGGTGAGAAAGGATTGACGAATCAACGTCGCTTCATTTCCAACTATTACGACAAAGGAACAGCTGTTTTTTCATTTGACGACGATGTTAGCGCCGTTGAGGAACTCGAACTGCTTGCCCCGCTGACGGGGACGCAAAAGCCGCTGGACCACCCGAGCCGCCTAAACTCGGTGGAAAATATGTCTGAGCTGATTGAACGAGGGTTCCGAATGAGCGGGCGACGAGATGTCGGCCTTTGGGGTTTCTACGCAGTGCGTAACAAGGGTTTCCTTCACCCTAAGATCACCGTGGGTCTTAAGTTCATTATGGGCCACGCCTTCGGTTTCTACGCTGGCGACCCAGCGTTTGATCGAATCACGGAGTACAGCATGAAAGACGATTACTTCCTGTCGCTGTACCACACTGTGCACGGGAAGGGAACTCTACGGTTCGACAACGTTTGCGTCAAGGCAAAGCAACACACCGGTGGTGGTGGCACTTGCGAAGACCTGGAACGGAAACTTCAAACCAACAACGAGACGGTTGAGCGAATCTGCGCTGAGTTCTCTGAGCTGGCAACACCTAAGACCAGACGGACGAAGGACGAGTGGCTTTCTCGATACGCTGAGATTCGCCTGAAAACTCTGACGACAGAAGTCATTCCTGTGTGAGAAACTGGGCGGTTTTCCGCCCTTTACTTGCAGCTCTCGCGACCTATGTTTAGAACAGCTCCTGACTCTCTATGATTCCCGACCCAAAGAAAACCATTGTCTTCGACGTTGACGATACAATCCTCACCACGGTAAACAGGGACTACGAGAACTCGCGCCCAAAGATGGAAGTTATCACGGGTATGCGAGCAATGAAGGAGGCAGGGTGGACGATTATTCTTCATACCGCTCGTGGAATGGGGCGCTCAAACGGAAATATCGAAAGTGTGAGGCAAGAAGTTATCGAGGAGATCGAAAAATTCTGCACTAAATACGATGTGCCTTACGATTCCATTCAGATTGGAAAACCGTGGGCGGCGTACTACGTTGACGACAAAGCGGTGACACCCGCCCAGTTCTCCGCAAAATACAAAGAGTTTGCACAATGAAGAACGCACTCATTCTTGCTGCCGGTCGTAGCACTAGGTTCGGCCGAAATAAACTTGAGGAGAAGTTTGACGGGATGTCACTTCCTTACCTGGCAGCCAAGTTCGCTCTCGAAAACGGTGCAGAAAACATCTATCTGACGCTTTCACGTTCAGCGGTGAAAACCGATGGCGCACGAATCTACCACCCTGTTCTTGAAGAGGTATCAAAGATTTGTGACCCGATTGTGCGCTTCCAGAGTGAAGACACGTATGGCCCTGGAGCTGCCATTACAACGTGGGCCGGTGTGATTGACGGACCGTTTACCGTATTGTTTGGGGACAACTACTATCAAGGGGTAATGCCAATTGCAGAACGAGCTCTGCTGAGTTCAGATCTTGACGATTCAGTTTATTTCACCTACCTGCACAAATCACTGAGTCCGCGAAACCTGCAGCTGGCTACCGTGATTGAAGATTACGTGGTTGAAAAACCCCATGGCCAACTGGAAGGTCGTTACTTCTGCGGCTTCGCGCGTTTTCCAGCTGGTTACTTGAACACGATTGGTGAGCTGCGTAAGAGTGATCGTGGCGAGGTTGAAATCACGGATATGATCAACATGGCCAAGACTCGGGAGGCAATCTCGCTTTCTTCCCTGGGTGTAACTTGGGGCGACCTAACTTACGAGGCTGATTGCGCTCGGATTCGGGAGCTTGTTCGTGAAGGGAAGTAGTGGAGCGACCCTGGACTTCTCCGGGGATTTCATACGAAAGAAGTGTAAGGATGCCGCTGAGCAGTGCGACTGGTTTCGCATTGCCTCGCGGTACACCTTGGCACCAGGGATTCGGCTTCCACAAACCGTTTGCGTGTCCAGTTCCGAGTACGATATTGAGTTTGTCGAAGGAGTCTGCGGCACGCAGATTGAATCGACTCGCCTGATTGACACGCTTGTAGATCAAATCCTTCTGTGGTCAGCGGTTCCAGCAACGCGAAATGCAGACTGGGCTTCCTACAAAGATCGTCTTCACTCAGAGCACGTTGCTCTGGCGGACAGTGATATAGTTCGTCGAACTTTCGAAATCCTCGACGAAATTGAGCCACTGCCATCCTCGTTCTCACACGGAGATCTGACGCTTGAAAACATCATTGTAGAAAATAACGGGGGCATCGTTCTGATCGACCCAAACTTTAAGCAGAATTTGTTCCAGTCCTACGTGCTCGACTTGGGCAAACTGCTTCAGTCTGTGCACAGCGATTACCACCGATTGTTTAACTCACACCCAGGTGGCGACCCTGCGCCTCTGTGCGCCCACCTTCGCCAAAGGCTGGGGAAACCCTTGTGGACCCAGGCCCTGGCAGCTGAGATGTCGCACGTGGTCCGCCTGCGCAAGTACCGACCCAGCGACCAGTGGCCGGAGGTAGACCGCCTTCTGACTCGCCTACTCGCTGAGGCTCAGGGCGGTTAACCGTACCTAGGAGGACGGTTTACCCCCTTTACTTCTGTGGCGTTTTGAGCCATAATAAAGGTATGAAAAACGAAATCGCCCTCACCCCTAAAGAAAACGCTCTCCTGTCTGCGATCATGGAAGGCATGGACGAGCCCGGTTGCGGTTGGCTCCACGAGCTGGCTGATGAGACTCGCTCAACTGCCGGTATTCTCGGGTCTCTTGTGAAGAAAGGTCTTGTCACCAGCCACAAAGAAACAAATCCTGGCTACCCTCCTTGCTACTGGGTTGAGCTGGCTATTGCCTGAGGGTAGGGCGGTTACCCGCCCACACCAGGGCGGTTTACCCCCTTTGCAGAACTGGCAAAATGACCTATAATACTTACATGAACGAAACCGAAATGAGCAACACTCTGCCCGTCCGTTACTATATTGGCGATCTGTGCTACGTGATGCACGACGCATGGGACGAAGTCTGCAGCCTAGTTCCTTTCGACAACTCCTCGCACGAGTTTATTCTGGCCGACGGTCGTAAGTTCTTCATGTTTGGAACCGCCTACGGCGACGGTGTTTACGAGGATTCGTTTGGAAATGAATACTCGGTGGATTCCGGCACCATCGGTGCGATTCGCGTCGACGACATTCGCGACCCCGACTTTTCTGAAGTCTTGGAAAGGGGCCTGGGTCACATACTGGGGCTCCCCGCAGAACTTCAGGAGTTCGAGTGCAGCTACGAGAACGGAGTGATTTACCTGGGTCACGTTATGATTGATACGGATCCTAGCTACGAGGAGGAAGGGGACTTGGATCTTGAGCAAGGCTTCGACCCTTACGACGGCTGCTACACCGGGGATTGTTAAACTATGTCATCGCCTACTACTCTAGCCATCGACAGAAGTATTCTCGTACTTAACGCCAGCTATGAGCCTCTCAACGTCTGCTCCTGGCGACGTGCCATTGTGCTCGTTCTGAAGGAAAAAGCACAGATTCTGTCCGAGCAAGTCATTCGTTTGCTCACATACGTGCGGCTTCCGATTCAGCGCATCAACGCAAAGAAACCCTCTCGTAACCTCATTCTGAAGCGTGACAGCTTCACTTGTCAGTATTGCGGTTCTGACCGTGACCTTACGATTGACCACGTTTTGCCGCAGTCGCGAGGAGGTGGAGACACTTGGGAAAACATGGTAGCGTGCTGCTACACCTGCAACAACGTAAAGGACAACAGAACGCCAGAAGAGTGGGGAGTTCCTTTGAACAGAAGACCCCACGCGCCGTTCAGTCGTTTTCTCCTAACGTTGAACAGCAGTATTGTCCCCGAGTGGAAAGAATATCTCTTCACGTAGTAAAGTCCAAGCAGGTACGGGAAACCGTACCTCATAGGGCGGTTTGCCCCCTTTCGAAAACGGGCAAAAGGCGCTATAGTAATTACATGAAGAAAACCGTTTCCAACCTTGTCGCTGGCCAAGTCATCAAAGCCGGATACGTTCGCAAAGGTGCGGACATGACCGATGCCAACCGTTTCGTCGGGTTCAAAGTCGGCGATCTGTACTTCAGCAAACTGAAAGATCTGAAAGAGTTCTTCGGCGTTCGCAACCTGCGTGACCTGGAGTTTGAGGCTGATCGCCAAGAGCAGTACGGCTCGATTACCGCCGAGTTCCAGAATGTTTCCGATAAGGATCCCTACTTCTGGGGTGCTTACCTTTGGGATGGCTGTTTCCGCGTTGGCACCTCGGCTGACCGCCTTGTTCTTGACATTATCGCTTGATTAACTTTATGCTTACCTACGCCCTTATGTTCTCCGAGAATGGCTGCCTCGTGGATGGCGAAGAATACACCAATCTCGACCAGGTTCGAGATATCGCCTTTGAAGTCTCCTTCGAGACGGGGAAAGAGATTGCTATCTGCGAATACTTCGGCATCTCTGAGAACGTGATTGAAACCGTGCTGGCCTGACCCCGCTACTACTGCTAATGATGACTGGTTTGACCCCTGAAAAGCGTTCCGCTCTCGTGCAATGGCTTGTTGAACGCTACCTGGACGAAATGTCCACTCGCGACCTTGAGCGGTTCTTCGTTGATATCCAACTGGATTACATCGGCAGTTACACCGACGAGGAACTAATCGGTGAGATCGAGGACATGTCCACTCAAGAGGAATACACGGAGCTTCTCAATGAAATTGCATGATCTTAAACTCTTCCCCCATCCCCTTGGGTTCCAGCATAAAGAATTGTTTGACAACGGTTACGGAATCTCTGTTATCCCTGAATACGAAGTTGGTGAGGGTGCGCTTTACGAAGTGGCTGTCCTGAGCCATAATGAGGGCAAGCACGCGCACCTGACGTACGAAACTGAGATCACCGACGATGTGATTCGGTTTTGCACAGTGGACGCTGTAGACACCCTGATCGAGCGAATTCGCTCTCTGCCCAAAGCCGAATGACAGAAAACCTTACAACGACCAACCTAACCTCCCAGATGAAGGAGGATTACATGGCTTACTCGATGGCCGTCCTTCTTGGGCGAGCCATCCCAGACATGTATGACGGACTGAAACCTGCTCAGCGCCGCGTTCTTCAGACGATGTTTGAGGAAGGGTTGATGCCCGACAAACGTTATGTGAAGTGCGCCCGCGTAACTGGCCTTGCGATGGGTTACTACCACCCGCACGGCGATTGCTACGGCACTCTGGTCAATATGGCTACAACCTGGAACAACAATGTCCCTTGGGTTGACGGCCACGGTAACTTCGGCAGCACCGTTGATGGCCCCGCTGCAGCTCGCTACACCGAGTGCAAACTGCGACCCTCCGCTGTTGAATTGCTTCTGCAGGACAAAGCCACTTGGGAAACGAGGCCCAACTACGACGGATCTCGCCAAGAGGCGGAACGGTTTAACACTGCGATCCCTTCGGTGTTGCTAAATGGCGACACAGGTATTGCCGTCGGATTCGCAACGAAACTGGCTCCCCACTCTCTGCGGGCAGTTGTAGAGGCCACCAAACTTGCGTGCGAGTTCAAAGCCCCGAAGGAGGCGAAAGCACGCGAACTCCTAATTCCCGACTTTCCAACTGGCTGCGACATTGTCAATGACGAAGAACTCAAGAGGTACAAGGAAACAGGCTCTGGCAACATTCGCTGCCGCGCTAAGTGCGAGTCAGGCGTACAGAAACGAAGTGGCAAGGCAAAAGATCGTGGCACACTTACATTCACGAATTTCCCGCCTGGGGTCAATCCTGAGAAACTCGGTGAACAAGTTCGTGACGCTCTAGAGAAAGGAAAACTCGATGGAATCGCAGAAGTTATCGACGAATCTGATCTCTCCGGAGACCGTGTCACGATTGTTGCGAAGCCCAATGTCGGAACTGAGCAGCTGGTTGAGCAACTCTACGCATACACCGATCTCGACACTCGCTATTCAGCAAAAACGCTGGTTATTGACGGTACGCGACCCGTTGAGCTCAGCCCAGTTGAAATTTGTCAGAAATGGTTCTCGTGGCGAATGGCTCGCCTGGAGCGAAAGTTCTCCCAGGAGCTAGACCTTACCGAGCAGCGCCTTGAGATCGTGATGGGCTTCATCAAGGCCATCGACAAGATTGACGCAATCATCAAGAAGATTAAGGAGTCAGCCTCAAAGAAAGAGGCACTCGTTGCCCTTGTAGACCGCCCATTCAAGTTCACACGAGACCAAGCCGAAGCAATCCTTGAGATGCGCCTTCGTCAACTTACTGGTCTTGACCAGGCTGAACTGGAAGCCGAGAAGGAAACCCTTGAGGAACGCCTGAAAACTCTAGACGAGCTGGTAAAGAACAAAGAGGTGCGCCATAAGTGGGTGTACACACAGATCACTGAGCTCGCCAAACGCCACGGAGAGGCCCGCAGGAGCGCCCTGGTGGAGCCTCCGGCCGGAAGCCTGGCCGTCAGCCCGAGGACCGGGGAGAAGAGGCCCCCAGCCCCGCCCAAGCCCCGGTTTCTCAAGATTGATTTGAAAAAAGGCATGGTTGAACAGGCCAAGGGGCCAAGGGGTGCTATGGTCGTCGACGCGAAGGAAAAAGTGGTTTTAATGACCCAGGATGGCTTCTTGAAGAAGGTTGGGGCAACTTTCAAGGGTCCAATCTCCACGGGCTATGGCCCTGTGGCTCTCGCGAAACGCGAAGCTGAAGTTTCTCAGCGGAAGTACCTGTGTGTCTTCAAACTTGAGGGTCAACTCAAGGCTTTGGTGCTGAGTGGCGAAGATCTCTGCAAAGCAACCAGCAAAGGCAAACTCTGGCTACCTGCCGAGGCTGAGTTTGTGTACCTTGGTGAAGGCTCTTACTCTGTTCCTTGGGTTTCGATACGCAAGAAGAAGGTGGAGCTTAGCCTCAGCACTGTGAAGCAAGGTCGCCCTGGGGCGAAAGGAATCAAGGTGGCCAACCTTGAAGAAGTTCAACTGTGAGCGCCGGGTAAAACCATGTTAAACGATTACCAAACGACGAGATCGCTATACTGCTTCGGCGGAGCACTGTAATGGACGAACAACAGCTGATTTACCCGGTGGCGCGTTTGCTCGCCAACCCCCGAATTTTTCACGCCATCGCCAACTATTTGGGTGGCCCTGACGCTGAAACAATCAAAGAAACCTTTTACGAGCTTCTGGAGCATGGTTTTCAAGCATTTGATAACCCGGAGGAATGCAACTTTGACTCGGAGGAAGTTTGTTTCCTGACTCAGGGAGAAGGCGAAACTTTCGAGATTGTTCTTGACACGGGGATCGCGGCAAGTCTGGAAGCGATTGAAGGCGAACTCAGAGCGCAGTTTTCAAACGACAGTGAGATGGCAGCGGCTTCTGCAATCTACCAGAGGCTTGTCACGGCGATTGAAGAATCCAACCCTGAATTCGCAGGCGACATTGCACTCTGCTCGCCACCCACGCCTGGTAACTTTTACTTGCGTTCTCGAGATGGTGACCGCTTCGAGGGAAGTTTTCACTTACTCAGCGACCCTGAGAGCCTATACTCGTTTAACGTTGAGGTCATCGACGTCAACACTGACCAACTAAGAGCAACGATTCGCCCAATCTGATGACTGCTGACAACCTACTTTACGCAACCAATTCAATCCGCTCCTCAGTCACTTCCCTCAAGAAGAAGCTTTCTAACTTGAAAGTTTCCGTTGAGCACTTTGACGCCGAGTTGGAAAAACTTGACACCAAGTTTGACAACTTGATCACACAATCAGAGATTTACAAGAACAAACTCGAGAGAGAAATGGGTCGAGAGGTTCGTCGCCTTGAGCGTGAGTTGAGCCTCCTGCGAAAAGGTTTGTCGAACGAGAAACCAAAAGTTGCTGCTTCGGGTGAAGAGCTTCAGATTGCGACTACTATGTCGATCCTTGAGGTTGTTCTGCGCTTGGTTAGTGAAGGTGCTGAGGACTTCCGCCTTATCTCCGAGTCCTTCTTGTTCCCCTCGGTTATTGAGCGGGTCGTTCGTGGTGACGAGGAAGCTTACTTCCTCGAAGAAGTTCCGGCGAGTGCCAAACTTGTTGTTGAGCGTGGTCGCCAGTACGTGAACTGGATTCGCGAAACTTGCGACACCCACCTGACGGACCCTTTGGCTTGGGATGAATACAGCCCCCAGATCTGCGACTGGTGGCGGAATGACGCCCTCCCCCTCCTGTACTCTTCGCGAGACGAGCAGTGGGATATCGACGTTCCGCTGTCCCTCCAGGAAATGCTCCTTTGGCGAAGCAGCCCCGCTGACCGCCCGCTTCACTTCTCTTCGGTGTTCGACGCCTACGAGATTTACAAGAAGAACAAAGATATCGTTTACGAAAGCTCCGGTGTTCGCAACTTTGAGCTCAAAATGTTCTCCTTCAACTCGACAAACTAATGGCAAGAGCTCTTCAGAAAGTTGACCACCTTATTGAAAAAGTTGGTATCGGTATCGTTCAGACGGTCGAAACGAAATATCAGAAGTACCTCGAAGATCCCTCCGAACGCAATGCGAGGGAGTACGTCCTCTGGCGTTTGCGGTTGCATCGCCGTCTCAAGAATGATCGGGAAACTCTCGATTCAATCAACGAGGCAAGAAATCTTGGGCTTTATGACGAGGAACCAGGTAAGCTCTGCTGGGACTGTGTGTTCTAGGGTAAAATTGTTCAATTGTGATGAAAGTGTATGAATCCCCGTGCTGTTCAGATGGCAAAAGCCGTCGCCGAGTACGACGCCGGATCTATTGATACCGAGCTCCTAGGTAACATCCTGGCTCCTCAATACAGAGGTTGGACAAACAACAGTGCGAATTACTACACACGTTCGCCAGATCCGGCAGGTATTTGGGTCCACGGTTCACCTTTTATGGGTCAGCCTGGCGTGTATGGTTACCAGGAAGATGGTACGCCCCTGTACAGGTGGTTCCCTATCAGGCCATCCAACTTTCAAGGTTTTGTAGGGAGCGCCAAACCCGACTACGCCAAAGTTCGTGGAATTGTGCCGGGATTCTTTTCCGGTACACTTGGGCCGGCTCCGATCGATAACCTGGACCTATACGTCTTCGCTTGATTTACAGCGGTTGCGCTCCGCTATACTAAACCATGAAAAACCTAACGTCCGTGAAGAAAACACAACTTGGATACCCCGTTCTGTCAGACGACCTGCACGACAAAATCTTTGGCACAGAAAAGCCACAGAAAATGTCTCGTCTGTCCATTCAGAAAGCAGAAAACCTGCTGAAAGAATTTGATATTTCTGTTCCTGTAGATCACCCTGCAGGTCTGTATGATGGCCCTCTGCCGCTTCCAGACTTGAAGGGTGATTTTTTGCGCGATCATTTCGAAAAGATCGCCAGCGACCAAGTTGGCCGCTACAAAGAGCTCGGTGATCAATTCTCTCGGTGCAAACTTCCCCCTCTGCCGCCGCCTGAAGAGTTCCGGTTTGAATCCGGCTGGACTCGGTACGAGTGGGTTGAGAATGTTGCTGCCGGGGGTTGGTACATCGAGAAGGTGGACTTCCCTGAAGAGGAAGCGTTCACGTTCGATACCGAGACTTACGTACACGGCGGTGCGTTTCCGATCATCGGCACCGCCCTGAGCGCGAAAGCTGCATATGTTTGGCTAGCTTCTGAACTGATTGATCCGACCATCCCTGAAAGCCAGTGGGATCAACATGAGCTGATTCCAATCGGAACCAATCGCTTCATTCCTGGTCACAACATCAGCTACGACCGTGTTCGTGCTCGCGAGGGTTACACTCTTGATCAGACTGCGCCCGAAAACTTTTACTTCGACACGCTATCCGCTCACATCGGTGTGTCAGGATTGGCCAGTGGTCAACGCTGGCTGTACGTTCTCGCAGGAAAAGACCCGGAGAGTCTGACCCCTGACGAGAAGCGCAAACTGCGTTATGCCCCGAAGTGGCTTGACAAAGGCGCTACGAACAGCCTTGTGCAATGTTACAACTTTCACGTTGCTGCCGTCCGAAAGTATTTCGGTGAGGACGTAAAAGAACTGGGGGCAGTGGATAAAAAAGTTCGTGATATCTTCGTAGATGCGACTCATCTCTCGCAGATTCGTCAAGTTCTGACCGAAGCTCTTGATTACGCCCTGAAGGATGCTTACTACACTGCTGAACTCTTTCAGGCGCTGTGGCCAAAGTACCTGGATAGCACTCCTTCGATGGTTGCTCTCTGCGGTCACTATCATCTGAACGGTTCGATCATTCCGCTCGTCGACAACTGGTCCGAGTGGATTGAGGATGTTGAGCGTGTTTACAAAGAATACAACGATGAAATGACGCAGATCTGCAAGGATCTGGTGTGGAAAACTTACGAAGACTGGCGCGTTCTCTACCTCAACGATCCCATCAAGGCTCAGCAGTGGGTGCGCAAAGATCCGTGGGTTTCACAACTCGATTGGGAGGTCAAGTCTGCGAAAGGCAAGTATGCTCACATCCCAAACTGGGTTCGCCCTTTCATCAAGGACGAGAATCAGCATATCGGTGTGAAATCCAACCTGGCTCACCTGATGCTGAAGCTCAAGTACGAAGGTAGCCCGATGATCTTCACCAAGAATGACGGGTGGTGCTACCACGACGAAGACGGTAATCTGACGAAGATTCCACACCCGAAAGGCAATGGCGACAACGTTGGTGGTGTGTTGAGTAAAGATTTCGTCGAAGATATGGCTGTTGGTCGCCTCAGCAGCGATCTTCCCGAGGCGAAACGCGCACTCGAGATTGCCAACTCCGTGTCCTACTGGACTTCCGTGCGAAAGCGTGTTATGGACCGCATCTTCCTGCGTGCCAACAATCCTTACGGCGAGGACTCTCTGGTCACTCTGCCGGAGATTCTTTGCCACGGCACAGTTACTCGCAGAACCGTGGAATCGCTGATGGTTACGATGTGCTCCACCAAAAACTGGCGCATCGGCACTGAACTTAAAACGCGAGTCAAAGCTCCAGACGGTTGGAAGATTGTTGGTGCAGACTTTGACGGTCAAGAAATGCAGATCGCCTCGATCTACAGCGACAAGTGGGAAGGCGGCCACGTCGGTTGTTCACCCTTTGGCTACAACGTCCTGAGCGGCTCGAAAGAGGCAGGCACGGACCCCCACAGCGCCCTCGCCAAGCTGGCGGGAGTGGATCGGGACACAGCCAAGATCGCCGGTTTCGCTGTCCTGTACGGAGCTGGTGTTCGTGCTGTGCAGACTTACATTCGCCGCAAGTACCCTGAAAAGTCGCCTACAGAGGTGAAGAACTTTGCCTACCGCATTCTGGAGGGCAAGAAGGGTAAACACCGCTCTGGGCTCTATGAAGGCGGATCCGACTCTGGTTGCTTCAACTATATGGAAGAGATCGCAATGCGAACTCGTGTGCCCCAGCTCCCTTGCCTGGGCACCAAGATCTCGACTGCGATGCGTCCGGCTGCCGTGGGCGACGACTTCAAAACCGGGCGGGTGAACTGGACAATTCAATCCTCCGGCGCGGAAATTTTGTCGATCTTCCTTACCTCCATCCACTGGCTCACCGAAGAATACAAGATTCCGGCACGGTTTATCCTCAGTATTCATGACGAGATCTGGTTTATGACACCAGACCGTTATGCAGAGCAGTTTGCTGTTCTGTTTCAAATCGCTCACATGTACACTTGGTCCCTGTTTCATTCTGCGGTTGGTATCCCCGAACTGCCGCTGTCACGAGCTTACTTCTCCAGTGTTGCAATCGACAATCGGATTCGTAAGTCGCCAAAGGAAAAGACTGTCACTCCTTCCAACCCTGGCGGCGACAAAGAGCCATCTGGCTTGGAGTACTCGATGAAAGAGCTGAGTGAGATCGGGGCCATCGATAAACTGACAACTCGTTTCAACGCAATCAAGAAAGGTCTCATCAAATGAAAAAGTCACGCAAGTCACGTGTCGCATCAGCTTCACTGGAAACCATGGTTGGTATTGCTGGAGTTTACTATCTGGTCACACCCTATGATAAAAAGGGACGAGAAATTCCCTCCTCGGTCCATTGCGCTTACAACTCCGAGTACTTTTCTCCTCAACAAGCATTCACGATCTCTCGCGCCCTATGACGCCGTTACCCCTTCCAATTGACCCTTACTTTCGAAAAGAGATAGTCTTCATGTGGATATGCGATATCGAGGATCGACTGAAGCTGGAAGATCTTGAAGGCGCAAAACAGAGTTGGAAAACTGCTCAGGAAATTTACTTGTCCCTGCCGCCTGGCGAGGGTTCCGAGTCGATTGAAAAGCAGCTTGTTGACGCGAGGGTAAAACTTGACAGATTCACTTAGCAATTACTATGCGAACCATTTCAACAGATGCTGGACAACCAACTCCGGCAGCGGACAAAAAACAAAAGCAGCTCGAAACATTCTCTACCAAGATTTCAGACGGTCGAGATATTCAAATCCGCGAAATGACTGGCCGCGATCTCCTGTATATGGAGAAAGAACTTGGCAAAGCCGGTGATGTTGAGCGAGGTATGAAGATCATCGAGCGCCTGATTGTAGGCTCCGACAAGATCACTTACGACGAAATTCTTGACCTCGGCGTAAGGGACTTCAAGAAACTCAGCGACCTCGTTGCCAAGGCAAGCGGATCCGATGAGGAAGACGCCGACCCAAACTAATCGTTGAAGACCTTGAAGATTTCACGTATCTGCTAAGTTTCGGTAAGGGTGTTTCCCTTCACGTTCGAGAGCTTTGCCCGAAAGACTTTTATTTTGCGCAACTCCTTCGAAACAAAGAAACCGGGATGGTCCCTTTGATCTCTCGGCTTATACAGAACCAAGACGACTTAGCGTATTTCACCCTTCCTCAAACAGAAAAAGTCTTCAAGTGGATTGGGGAAGAGATCATCAACGAGAAAGTCTTAACGGTCGAAAACTGGCTTGAGGTTTCTTTCCACTTGTGCAAACAACGTTGGGATAGCACTGTAGACTGGTTAGAGAAACAACCGATGAGCAAAATTCTTGCAATGATCAACATTGTTGAAGATTTTGCGGAAAAGCAAGAGCAAGCGATCAAAAAGAGCTCAAGGCAAAGATGATCAGTTTTCAAGTTAAGAAGGGCGGTTTCCTTCAGTTTAACCTAGACTGGTGGAAGCCTACCCAGAAAGAGTGGGCACCCATTCTCTTGAAAGATCATGCCGTTCCTTGGCGTCAGGAATCTGATCCCACTACGGGAAGACCTTGGGCTTCCCTTACACCAAAATACGCGATTGCGAAACTTCGCAAATACCCTGGCCAACCGATTCTACGGGCAACAGGGTTCATGCAAAACGAAGCCCAGATTTTACCGAAAGGAGAAGGCTTCGAGGTGAAGGCCGCCCCGTATGGCGTATATCACCAGTTCGGAACTTCAAAGATGGCTGCGAGGCCGTGGATGGGTGTTCCGGATAAGTCTCTCAAGCAGATTGTTCCGATCGCTTGGAAAAACATTCTCACACAAAAACGTTAATCATGGCTAGAAAAAGAGCTCACAACGAAGACGGAACTTTCACCGCCGACGACCCTTCGACTCCGCAAGTCAACGAGGCTTACGAGCAAGCTGAAGAGGTGAAAGCAGAGGCACAACCGGAACCCGCGAAGATTGAAGTTCAAATGCTGACAGAAGAGCCAGTTCCAGCCGCACCTGCTGTAGAAAAAGAGCAGATTGAGACCGACGTTCGCACGAAACTGCAGAGTCGCACTCAAGAAGAAGATATTTTCGTTCCAACCAGCCCCGCCGTTCTTGAAGCTGCTGCTAAGAAAGTGGCCGAAGAAGAAGGCTTTGAACTGAATCGTGGAACATCGATTGGCGCTCGTCTTTTGGCTCGTTCCCGTAAGATGGTCTGAAAATGATTACTCTGCCCTTCCAGCCCCAGTTCACCTGGAGGAAACTCGGGTACCAGTACTACACCAATTCTCTTGAGTACCGGGCGGTGCTTGAGTTGAATCCTCAGTGGGACGTTACTGAACTTCCCCCGATTGGTGCTCAACTCCTTCTACCCAATCCTGAGAGTCCTTCCGGAAGTTTGCAACAAGCTTCTTTTGTGTCTGGAACCGTTGAAGGGGCACAGGCAGACGAGATCTTTCCGTTTGACTCAGAGTCTGAGTATGTTTCGTCGTTGAACAAATATACTCTGCAAGGCGTTGTCTTGCGAGAGTCTCTCAACGGGTTATCATTTGATAGTTTGCCTGCGATTACTGGTATTCAATAGGGTAAAAGTTAGTACACTTTTGTGTCTCAACAGCAGCTCTACGGAGACCACGTAGGAGTCATCCTTGCCTGCACTGCTGAAGGGAAAGAAGGAACACCCTCTTAAAAACATGGCCACATTTTCTCTTGGCGGTGGAACAACCCCCGGAGCTCCTGGTGTATACATCAATGAGCGTGCCGGTGTTGTCGCAAACGCTGACGTTGCTAATTTTAGCACTGTTTACATGCTGGTGGAAACCGAAGAAACAGTGCCGGTTACAGTTTTCCCTTATAACACACCTACTCCGATCACTTCGCTGAACGACTATTTCGCCCTCGTTGGTGGAAGCGTTCCTGAGGCCCGGATTCCCTTGCTGAGCTACAACTGCGTTAACGAGTTTTTCCAGAATGCTCAGATTGGTGATCTACGCGTTGTTCGCGTTGGCACTCCTGATCAGATCGTAGAGATTGAGATTCTTCCTAACGGAACCAAGCAGAGCAACGCAGGTCTTCCCTCGAACTTCGAGGCTGGAGATGTTGTTTACGCACAACTTGTAATCAACGGAAACCGCCTCGTAGCAGGTGATGGATCCACAGGTTACACCGCCGATGGCGAATGGCTGGGTGTTCCGGTTACAATTCCCGTAGACTACATCCCTGGCGACGAAGTTAACAACCGCAGAATTTCTTCGGCTATCGCAATTGCGATCGCAGAGGCGATTGAGAGCAACCCGAGTGTTCGTAGCTCCGTCTACGTTCGTGATTTCGGTCTGGTCACTTCGATCGACCCCCTCTCAAACTCTGAGAATGCCTTCGTAAGCATTGCTGCCGCTACGTTTGACGCTAACGTGAGCGTTGTTCCGCTGGTTCTGCCAGTCGGTGCTCAGTACGTCATGATGCAGAATGTTTATGACATTCAGAACATCGTTGGCCAACAGCAGAACCTGGAGCGAGTTCCCCAGGATTACATTCAGTGCATCGAGACCGCTTTCGATGGTCAGCAAGATCAAGGCTACCTGATCACTCCAACTGCGTACGCTCAGTTTGATGCTGATGGCCGTTCTGCTGTCGGAGCTGCTGCCGCCGATCATTGCGCCAACAACAACTACAAGTGGTTGGCTCTTGCCGATCCCGGTCCTTTCCTTGTGACCGACATCAACAAGTACAGCGCATTCACACCTCACGAGCCTGCCGCTGACCTGGTAACCGGAAACAAGTACCTGGTAGACAATGCCATGTACGAGTGGGTTGGCACCGATGTCACTTACGACAAGCTCACCTACCAAGCTCTGATTGCTTCTCCCACGGCAGAAACCGCTATCTCTCAGTCTCGGAGTGCAACTCCTGTGGCCGCTGGTGAGAAAGTTGGCCTGCTAGATTCGGCTAAGTACAACTCCACGAACGCGATTGAACCAACTGACCTAAAGCGGCTTCAGCTAGACTCTGCTAACTATTGGCCCGTTTCCTACCAGATTCAAGAAGTCACCTATAGCAATGCTACGGGTGCTATCTTAACAGCCTTTAACGGTGAAGGTCTAGCGGAAGACGGCACAATTTTCGTAGTTGCACCTCCTTACAACGCCGCAGTGTCGGGTGATTACTCGGATAACTACGTTTTCTTTGCGCTTGATGCCCCCAACGCCGTCTCCGTTCTGAGTGAAGTCGTTGCAGGTGGTGGTTCCCAGTTTGTGACTAACCCGGCCAACGCAATTGCGTTCCCCAGCACCACAGGAAGCATTGATCTTACTTACGTTGTTCCTTTCTACAGCCTGCCTCAGACAATTAACGGTCAGACTTCAAACCTCCTGCAGAACATTACTGGGGCCGCTCAGTATGTCAACACACTGCACCTTCCTGCTAGCCTTCAGGATGCTACCGCTAACTACCGTCTGAACTTCGTATCCCGTACAATCCTGGACCCCGACGCTTCCGTGGCTGGTTCAACAGGAGCTTACACTGGCACGGCTCGGGTTACTTGTGTCGCTCACGGCTTGACGAATGGTCAGAAACTGTACTTCACTCAGCCGGTGAAGACCGACGCCGGAGTAAACCTCTTCCGCGCAACCACTAAAGTTTCTGAGGCTCTTTACTACGTCCAGGTGATCGACGCAGACACCTTCTGCCTGGCTGAGAGCTTGACCGCTTATACGGCTTCTTCTTTCGTAACGATTCCGAGCGGAACAATCTCTCTTGTCTCTAGCCCCACAATCTTCTACACGAAGGTTCTTGGCGGTGAGGCAACTTCGGCCACTCTGGCTGAACTGTCGGTTATCCCGTTTGTTCGTGCTCGGAAGTACGGTCTGAATAGCGGCCTGATCGCTTCAGAAGCAGCTGTTGCAACTGCAGCTCCTACTCCTGCCGCGAGCAACCCTGAAGTCTCGATCTTCTTCAACAATAGCTTGACCGCTCTTGGTGTTGGTTTGATTTCACCTTTCGGTGAGAATTCTACTGCAGGTTGGCTGCCTGAGCTTACTCTTTCGGCCCCCGGCTCTCCTTCCACAACTCTTGAGAACTGGTACTGCACCCCAACCGTTGACCAGAACTTTGCTTCACAAGCATTCCTGGTTCCTTCAATCGATCCGATTGAAGGCGGTGACTACGAGGCCGCTACCTCTGCCACGTTAGGTGTCCTGGACACTGCGACTCCCTACGTTACTTCGACCGGCCTCGCCGTGTCAGACACTGGGGTTGACATTCAAACTGCTGTTGCTAAACTCGTCGGGGTTTACTTCAACGTTACTGTGGCTCCTGCTGGTGCCGTTGGCCCTGATGGAGTAACTGAGGTTGCAGTTGGTGATCGGATCGCCGTGACTTACAACGGAACCGCTTACGACTGGGTGGTTATCCCTGCTGGTGGCGACTTGAGTGTTGCTGGTCAACCTTGCTACGGCTCACAAGTTGGTCTGAACTTCACCCCTGAGGCAACTCCTCCGAGTGCTCTCTGGCGCTTTGACCCAATCACCTCCACCGAAATCATCAGCGATGCGATCCGTGGCGTTGGGTTCAACGGTGTTCCCCAGGCTGAGTTCATTGAGGCTGGCGTTGACAATGTCAACCGTCTGTACAACGATAGCCAAAGGTACTTCCAACCTTTCGGTTTCATTGCTTACTACGGTCCTTACATCGAGAACGCTTCGGGTCAGTGGATTCCCCCTTCACCTTACGTGACCGGAATTGCTCTGCGTCGTTACCGCGCTGAGGGATATCAGTTCCCGCCTGCTGGTGTCAAGTATCAACTTGCCGACGCAGTGGCAGCTCAGATTCCGATCAACTCGGCTCAGCAAAACCTTCTCAACCCTGACGGTTGCAACGCAATCCGTACCCTGCCTGGTTACCCAACCAGCGCAGTGTTTGTCTGGGGCGGAAGAACTCGCGTTAACACTGCTGACGCTCAACAGCGTCTGTACCAGTTCGTAAACACTCGCGTCATTCTGAACGTTGTTTACGGTTCGCTGAGAAATGCCTTCGATAGCCAGATCTTCAACGTTATCGACGGATTCGGTGTGGCGTTCAACCAGATCATTTCGGTTGGCAATAGCGTTCTGAACCAGCTGTACTCTCGTGGTGCTCTGTTCGGCGCTCGCCCAAGCGACGCTTTCCAGGTTATCTGTGATGCTCGAATCAACCCTCCTGCCTCACTCGAGAACGGAATCGTTAACGCCAAGGTGTTTGTGACTCCTGTCCCGACTCTGGAAAGAATTCAGATCGATCTGATCCGCGTTGCCGTTGGTCAAATGCAGAACGAGCTGAACGCTCAAGGACTGGGAACTAACAACACCGGTTTCTAAACTAAATGAGAGTCATAATGAACAAGGAATTAACGTTACTGATTCCTGACTCTCTTCTACTACAGCTTGAACTAAGGGCCAGAGAGCAAGGGGTTTCAGTTGAAACCCTTTGCCTCTCCCTTCTTTCCGGCGTAAAACAAGAAGAGGATCTGGTTGATCCTTCCTACTATCGATCCTTGAGCCACACCGGAATGCGGCAAGAGGTGAACAAAGTCATTGAGAGTTCCCTTCCATCCGAAGAAATTCGCAGAAGGTTGAACAACCTGGAATTTGAAATTTCCCGTAGATACCGATGAGCGTAACCGAGCCTTTAGCAGCGAGTATTCGAGGATTGGCTTACCCTTTGACCATCGTCAACGGGAATTTAGCGACAAGTGTAGACTACGCTTTGATAACGCAGCAAATTCGGAGCGTAGTTGAAACCCGTTACTACGAGCGGGTTATGAGAGCAAACTACGGGATAGCAGATCAGGTTCTGAACGTCCTGGATCCGGGTCAAATCAACTCTGAACTGCAGGCATCAATTTCTGCAAACGTTTCAGGGTTATCTGACCTGAGCGTAACAGGGGACTGGAAATCACAGGGCGATGACGGGGTGTACCACGTTTTCATCCAGTACGCCGTAAACGGAGTTCCCCAGCCACCGATGCAATTTACTCTGGCAAACTGATGTACTCTCTACAAGAAAAAGACATCTACCGGCTAATCTCAGCTTGTAGGCACTACATGAGCCAAACATCAAGCGAGAAGATCTACGACGAATACTCGAGAATCCTGGCTAAACTTGAAAATTATATCTCGCAAAATTTCCCCGAGCTGCCTCGAGGGTAAAACTTGACATAAGGACTAGAACTACCAGAGGATTGGATGGCTCAGAGATTTAAGACAGCCCCAGTGCCATCGGGAGAGGTAGCTCGTTACACTTCTGACCCCTATAATCTATCTTCGATCTACATGTTCGGGTCTAGCAGCCCGTTCACTGGTCAAGGTAATACGATTGTCAGGCCTAACGATGATCTTCTCATTCAAAAAGGCGGGAACCGTGCGCTAGTTGTATACCAGCGCCTTCTTTACGACGAGCAAGTTCAGGGCTGTTTTGCCAAACTTGTTCAAGAAATTACCTCCCGTCCGTGGTACGTTGAGCAATATAGTGACAAACCCGGCGACGTAGCTGTAAGGGATTTCGTAAGCGAAGTGCTTGAAGAAATTCCTCTTGATGATATTTATAAGGGACTTGCGGAAGCAATCATCACAGGGTTCTCCGTTGGAGAAGTGATGTGGAAGAAAACGAAAAGAGGCGTTATTCCGTTCGATGTACGGATGCGTGATCAACGTCGTTTCGTTTTCCAAGAAAAGGAAGATGCTCAGACGGGTTTCACAATGCGCTGCCTGACGTTCAACCGAATGTTCGAAGGTGTTGAGCTTCCGACGCGCAAATTCATTGTCAATCGGTATTGGGTTTCTCACAATGGCGACCCTTACGGTTCATCCTTGGGCCGAATCTTGTACCCGCTCGTCAAGTTCCGTCGCAGGGCGATTGAGTCCTACGTGCTTTACGGCGACCGCTACGCCACGCCAACAGCCGTTGCGAAAGCCCCTTTGAGCGCAAGTACGAAAGAAATCGACACGTTGTACGACCATCTTTCCAACTTGAGCCAGGAGACGGCAATGATCCTCCCGGAGGGTTACGAGTTAGAGTTCGTAACGCCGTCCGGAAGTCCCGATGTGTTCAAGAACCTGATTGACTACATCGACAAAGAAATCAGCGTGTTGATTTGCGGAGAGAACGAAGCGGGGCAAGCTGAGGCTGGTTCCCGTGCTTCCTCCCAGGTTGCGAATGTTGTCCGAGTCGTGAAGGCGTCAGAACTTTCTGAGATCATTTCGCAGAATCTCACGCAAACACTCATTCGATGGATCGTTGACCTGAACTTCGGAACTGACGTCGCTGCTCCCGTTCTTACTCGGGAGTTCCGAATTGAGGAATCGACAATGACTATGTCAGATGTCTCCCTTCTTATTCAGTCTGGTTTCACGCCGAAGAAAGAATGGATAGAGCGACACTTCCGTGTTGAATTAGATGATAAGAAAGAGAGTGGTGGACCGGCTGACTCTTCCTCGGCAACGACTTACAACCCTGAGGAAGATCAGGACCTGTTTGGCTCAATTTTTGGGGACGAAAGTGGAGCTGCGCCTGAAGAAGCTCTTCCCCTCGAAGAGGAACCTGCAAACCAGGAAGAAGCCCTTGCTGCTGAGAAAGAGGCCCTACTCGCTGAGCAAGAAGCTCTCCTTGCTGAGGAGGAACCTGCAAACCAGGAAGAAGCCCTTGCTGCTGAGAAAGAGGCCCTACTCGCTGAGCAAGAAGCTCTCCTTGCTGAGGAGGAACCTGCAAACCAGGAAGAAGCCCTTGCTGCTGAGAAAGAGGCCCTACTCGCTGAGCAAGAAGCTCTCCTTGCTGAGGAGGAACCT